GTGCAGGATATACGATTGAAATAACACGCAGAAAAAACCAAGCAATAACGGGCACAAGTGATTGGCGTTATGATGATGACTTGTTTATTGTGCACGCTATTGTTGAGGATGCTAACTTATATGCTTATAGAGGTGTTGACAATGGAGCTGCAAACATCTATTCGCCATCAACACGAATGAATTATGTATTGACACCAGTGCGCAACTTGTTAAGGTGGTTTAAATCTATTGCCGCAGCGACACCAATAGCAACAAATGAATCGCAAATCTTTACAAGTGGCACTGGTAATTATATTGCAACGGGTGAAATGACTTCAATTTGTCAAATAGAAAACCAACCTATAACCGAAAACGCAACAATAAGCACTGCGATAATGGGCGATGTATATTATGAAACACCAATTTGGAAGACTGAATATGTGACCTTTACCGCACCATTTTCGATGGCAGACTTTGAAGATGTTAAAGTAAATCCTTATGGTGCGATTCGTTTTAGATGCTCAGACACTTACTACATTGGTAACATTGTTGAAATCAATCACGATCCAAACGAGGGATTAGCAGAATTTAAACTTTTAATTAGAAGATAATGGCAGCGATATTAAATATACCTAATAGCTTTGTAACCTTTTACAACTTGGCGAATGATTTAGGGATTCCCGAGTATGTAACTGATACCGAATGCGGAATACAAAAGGACTTTTGCTTACCGATTTATGATGAAAAAGATTTAGCTTTTCAAGTAAACATTGCATCAAGCGAAGTATTGACTTCTGCCAATATAGATGTTCAATTAATACCCGCATCAGGAACGGGAATAACCTTAACTGGGTATAGCATTTCAGTTGTGGCTAATGGCATTTATGGAGGCTCAATACCGATTTATAATATTTATATTAACTTTTTTGGGAGTGATTTAACTAATGGAATAAGTGAGGGCGATTGTTTTCAAATAGGTATGCTTACGGGTGGCAGTATTGATTTAGCATATTTTGTATCCAACCAATGCTTTAAAAAGGTTAACGATAAATGTTTGACAACTAAACTTGAATACATAAACACATCTAACGCTTTTGGGTTTGTTTATAGAGCATTTGGCACGTTTCCAAACATAGCATTGACAATAAATAAAATCCGTTTACCATTATACTTTAAAGAGCCAAACATTAGCAGCGACAAAACTGTTTACGTTCGCCCTGATGGAAGCCGCCAACTATTATCGGCGCGATTGGCAAAGCGTTATAAAGGTTATGTCGATGATGTGCCAGAGGAAGTGCATCAAAACTTAGTAATTGCATTGAATCACGATGGCATTTACTTCACACCCGAAAACTTTACAACTCAAATACAAGCACGATTTGAGGATGAGTATAACAATAATTATCCCGAAATAATGCAAAACGTAAACATTTGGAGCTCAGATTTTACTATCTTTGAAACGCCATTTAACAACTTTAATTCTAACTGCGAATGACAACTGGAATACTTTTAATCGGAATCGGCCATAAAAACTATGGGTGCATGGCTGCAAACCTTGCAATGTCATTACGTGCAAACGGTTGTCACTTACCTATAACATTAGTAACGCAAGCCGATACTATCACGCGTTTAGATGAGGATTATAAAGCTTTGTTTACAGAGATAAAAGAAATCCCGCCACATTGTTACACGTTAAAGGATAATGAAACTTGTTACATTAAAGCAAAGGCGCACATGGATCAGTTAACTCCTTATGACTATACGTTGTTTATTGATGCCGATGTGATTATGATTAACAATCATAAAATAAACGAGGTAATCGAATCACTAAAGGGAATTGATTTCGCGGTAAAGAATAGCGGGTTTAAAAACTATGATAGTGATGAGATTACTGCCGATTCAAAGCAATGGGCTAACTTATTAGAAGTAAAAGAAGCGTTTGGATTTACAACTGAAAAGATTTGGAATGTGCATTCCGAGTTTATATGGTGGAAAAAAGGACATCCATTGTTTGCAAAGTGGGTAGAAAACTTTGAAAACATACGTGTAAAGAACATTGAGTTTGCTGGATGCATACCCGATGAGTTACCGCTATGGATTGCAATGTGCCAGTTAGGTGTTGACTGCCATCAAGAGATGTATCACCCTACTTTTTGGCCAATGGATTCAACTAAAACAATGCGCTTAAAGGATTTAACAGATGACTATTGTGGTGTATCTATTGGAGGTAACAGAATAAGTGAAGTGCAATTAACAATCTATAACAACCTTGTGCAAATTCATGCATTAAGAATGAATATGCGATATAAATTTTTACAACAGCCTAAAAGAAGATGGGCTCCAGAACGCCATACTTATTAAATGGAAACCGAAAACAAATACATTATTATTGATGCTGATATCGTTGCAGATGTCGCACGTAATCCACACATAGAAGATGAGGAGTATGTTAACTTTCAATACTATTCCGATGGAGAATATCCGCGTAAATTAATCGATGAGGTAAGACCTAACGAACACATAATCGTTAAGGAGTATCGTAAGAAAACTTATGAGGCGGTATTTAGCGAGGTTTACGATCGCGTGTTAAATGCACTAAATAAAATACAACGTGCGGATGGATTCTTTTTAAAATTTCCAGACACGCAATATCCACGAATTGCCAAAGATGAGGACTTAAAAACATACCTTACTAAAAACTTTACCGCTTCCAAGTCATTAATAAATTGGGCTTTTCAAGTGGGCTTAAAACAATATACAATTGATGCTAATGGTGTTATTATTGTGTGGGCAGAACAAGCTGAGCCAACCGAATATAAGAAGCCGAAACCTTACGTAATTAATTCAAGCAGTATTGTTTACCATTACGAGGGCAATAGCATTATTTACAAAGATGATGACAATGGCAATGTATATTATTCGATTGATAAGATTAGTTGGTCTAAGTGGCGAAAGAAAAAGAAAGGAAACGGGTTTGATTTAGTTGAGGAAACATTCCATGGCTTAGGTGTATTCCCTGGCTTTACTATCGGAGGTGTTGTTGAAGAAGAAGAAGAACTTGGCCGCGAATATCAAAGTAGATTGAAAGCGATGCTCCCATGGCTTAACGTGGCAACGGTTGAGTTTAGTGATTTACGTGCTGAAATAACGCAGCACATTCATTCAACGGTTTGGATTTACCAAGATGAGCAATGTAAAAGTTGCAACGGTCAAGGCTTTACGTTTACAAAAGAGCAAGAGCGTGTGCCATGTACTAATAGCAAGTGTAAGGATGGGCAAATACCGACATCGCCTTACGAAACTATACGTGTAAGACCTGCCAAAACAACGATGGGAGAAGTGCCAGCACCGACTCCACCGATGGGCTACATTCAAAAACAAACCGAGATTGCTGAGTTGCAGGACAAACGCATAAATGAGATGCGTTATCGTTCGTTAGCTGCCATCAATATGCAGTTTTTAGAGGCACAACCCGCGGCTCAAAGTGGTGTTGCAAAGGCATACGATAGAGATGAAACAAACAACACTTTTTATGGTGTTGCAGTTGACATAGGAACTATAATGACTAACATTGCTGAGTTATGTGCGATGTGGAGATATAAAGAGATTTACGATGTGGAAACCATTAAGTCAATGGTGCCCGTTTGCGTTGTGCCTAATCAGTTTGATATCTTAGGTAGTCAACTAATACTTGAGGAGATTAAAGCGGCTAAGGATAGCGGTCTAAACGATGCGGTATTAAGTGCGCAAGAGTTAGAATATATCGTTAAAAGATTCCCTAACGACATTGCAATGCAAGATATGTTGCGCGATGCATTTAACCTTGATCCTGCGAGTGGTAAAACGCAAGAGGAGAAAGCGTTATTGGTAAGCAATAAAATGTTATCTAAAACTGATGCGGTTATAAGCACATACATTCAAGACTTTGTTCAACGTGCATACGCTGAGAATCCTGAATTTAACCGCTTAGATAAGTCAAAGCAACAAGCGGTATTGAATGCATTTGCAGTTGAGAAATTGAAAGAAATAAACACTAAAGACATATTGTTTAATCAGATATTTGGTGCTACTATTGTAGATAATGGCGCAAGCGAATAAAGAAATACAAGCAACATTAAACGCCATTGACAATGGTTTGATTACTTGGAATGAGGCGATGCCTAAAATCCAAGAACAAATCTATCGGAGACTGTTACAATTTCAACGCGAGTTAGGTGTTCAAGGCGATACGATAACGAACTCTGTTAAGAATATCAAACTATTATCCAGTCTTAAAAGTGATTTGGAAACAATCATTTTAGATGATTCCGATTATGGCGAAAGTGTAACGAAATTTGCAAAGCTTTACGATAAGGTAAACGCGCTTAACTTTTCTTACTACAAAGCACTTGAAAAGAAATTCAAACCGCCGAAAGTAGTTGAGGCAATAAGGCAACAATCAATATCGGTTACGTTAGATAACCTAACCGAATCGGGATTAAATCAAAACCTCATCACTCCAGTGCGCGAAATGATTAACACCTATGTGACTACTGGTGGAAGTTACTCTAAGCTATCAAAGGAACTAAACAACTACATCAATGGCACACCAACAATTGATGGCGCATTAGTTAGATACACTAAACTGATTGCAACCGACTCAATCAATCAATACAACGCCACCGTTAACCAAGCTATTAGCGCGGATTTGGGTTGGGATTGGTTTCGTTATGTAGGCAGTAATATAAAGACAACACGAACGTTTTGTAAGGCATTAACGCAAAAGCAATACTATCACAGAAGCGAACTGCCAAAGATTATCAAAGGCAACTTTGCAGAATTTAAAGAAATGCAAGGAGAAATCAATCCACGCACTGACTTACCGCAAGGAATGATTGAAGACACCAACCCAAGTAACTTCCAAACTTATCGCGGTGGTTATAACTGCGGTCACCAAGCATATCCGATACCCGCTTCGCTTGTACCTAAGAATATAATTGCTACATTTGCAAATAAATAATTAAACCCAATAATAAAATGGAAACAAATCCGACACTATTTAAACTATTAAAGATTACCAACGTGCGAAACGAAGTTAATTACTTCCCACTAAACCGCACAAACAAACAATTTCACGAAACTTACAAGCGTTCTTTAAGCAATGAAAAACGCGAGAAGTACAAAGTTGAGGAAGTTGAATTGACAACCGAGCAAGCGGCAGAGTTAGGTGTTGCTGAAGCACACTCTATTCTTTACCCACCGACACGCAAAGGGCAACCGAATGCAGCGAACACAAACATCATGGAGATGCTTATTGCGCAAAATGCTAAGTTAATGGAGATGTTAGAGGCTAAAAACGAAACCACTAAACCAAAGAAATAATGGCAAAGCAAACTAAACCTAAAGGCGGCTGCAAAGGATGCGGTGGCTCACGTTAATTATAATTTAAAACATAAACAAAATGGCAATATTAGCTGATACAATTAAAAAATTACTTACCAAAGCGGGTTTCGACCTTAACTCTGAAACATACAGACAACTTATAGGCATCAAAGAACTTGTTGCTGAGATACCTGATGAGGTTGACCAATCATTGACTACTCTTATGAGTGCAAATGAGGCTAAGAATAACATCGATATCAAGAAACATTTTAAAGCCGAGGCACTTGATCCGTTTAACAATAAAGTTTCAACATGGTTAAAGGATAATGGTGCCGATGATGACACTATCAAACTGATTACCGATGACCCTAACACGTACAACAAAGTTGAGGTTGCAATTAAAAAGATTGCTGAATTGAAATCAAAGCAAATCGATGGCAAAGGTGATAAAGCAGAACTTGAACGTAAGATTAACGAACTAAGCGCACAACTTTCCAAGGCTGCAACTGATGCCGCATTTGAAAAGCAAAGTGCTATCGATGCAATTGTTGCAAAGTATGATGGAGAGTTTACAGAGATGGAGATTAACCGCATCATATCATCTAAGAAGTTGCCAGGTCAGTTTGGTTTGGATGTTGAAAGTAAGATTGCGCGTGAGTTTTTGAATAAAAAACTTGCTGAAAAAAGTGCGGCAATAAAAAAAATTGATGGTAAGTTAAAATTAGTTGCAAAAGATGATGATAAAATGCTTATCTTTGACAACGGAAAGGAACTCGACCTTGACACTCTCACAGATATGGCCTTGGCCGACAACAAGTTTTTGAAAGTATCTGACAATGGAGGCGGTATGCCACTAAAGTCGACACAGAGCCCACAAAGCTCATCTAAACCATCTGCCGCGGCAGCCAACGCTTTAAGCGACTTAGACATCGCATTGCAAGGTTTCGGGCAGAAATAAACACTAAAATATCATGGCATTAGGTTATTGCCCCGCGATGCTCCAACATATGAAATTCATAATTGGACAAAACGCACCAGAACATAAGATTACTCCTACGGGATTTTTACGCGCTGCTTTAGAGAAAGGCGCAAACGCGACACCAATCGCTGACTCTTTACAACTTGCAAACACTGCGGGTCATATTAAAGATTTAAGATTGAAATACTACCAACGCACAACTCCTGCACAAATGTCAACCGCTGACAACTGTGATATTGACTTAGTACAAGCGTATGATGAGATTACTATTGATACAACTTCAATCGTAAAATTCGGATTACATTTTGACCAAGCAACTATCGCACGTTACTGCGATGAGGCTTCTGCAACTGTATCAATCGGTGGTGCACCAACTCCATTTATGCAAGAGCACTTAGCAGGATTAATGGCTGCAATGAATGGTTTCGTTGGTAAGATTGACCAAACATTGTTAGGTCAAGTTACATGGGGTACAAATGTCGTTACGGGTGTAAATACATCAACAACCGTTAACTTCAACGATGACTCTACTGTAAACAACTTCTCTGAGGGTTGGACAAAAGTGTTAACTGATTACAGAAGCAATGAGGGTCAAGGTAGACCAATCGTTGTTGGTAGTGGTTTGGTTGATTCTGCCTACGTGCAATCTTTAAATCCTGCAATGACTCAATACGCTACGTTAAACAACGCGGCCGCTGCTGGTAACATTGATTACTACCACGATATCTACTCAGGTACATCTTGGGGGTCAAATCAATTTGCAGTATTGATGCCTGGAACTTTTGGTATTGTTGAATTAGACCGTTACAAAGGATTCAGAGCACAACAACTTGGTTTATCTACATTCTGGAACATGGCAATGCCATTTGAAATGCCAGGAAGTGAGGGTACATTAGGTATGTTAAACATCGATTTCCAATTAAGAGAGATTGACTGCCCTACTGAAACCACAGTTGGTTACGAATCTGCAACACTTGGAGCAGGATATTCTTTGATTATGTCTAAGAGATTTGCTTTATGGCAAGTGCCAAGTGATGCTTACTTAGCATCTGACAGATTAACTGGCAACAATGGAAGTTTACGTTACACCGCAACTAACTCTTAATAAATGAGTTGTTTTGACGGAATCGTAAAACTTAACGGTTGCTCAATTACAGAGGTGCCGCAGGCTGTTTATTCTTTAAACAGCCTGCCAGGCATTTCATTAAAATCATTTGAGCAAGTAGCCAATAGTGAGCAACAAAACTATATTGGCGTATGGAATGCTATCAATGAACGTGCTGAGGCGCGTATGAAGAATCAAATTATATCGTATATGTCAACCCGTTACGATATTAAAAGAGTGCGTAGGACAGTCGATGTGTTTGGAGATGATGAATTACCCTCAACAAGTAATAATTTGTTTAAGGGCATCGTTATAAATTCGGCTTACACACTTGTTGACAATTGGAAGATATCTCCATTGCAAACAACAACGGTTGACAAAATAAGATTTTACAAGTCAAGCACCACAACTGCAACGACAATTGATGTAAAATTTTTTAATTACTTATCTAAGGAAGTACTATTCACTAAGACTTTAACCGTTGCAAATATGGTTAATGGTTGGAATGAATTCTCTATAATAAAACAATTTGATTGCGCTATTTTGGCCATCGGTTTTTTAGACACAAACATTAACGGTGTTACCTATTCGACCACCGATTCAGATACGTTTTTTGCAAGTTGCTTTAGCGCCTATTATGATTGTGGAACATGCGGCCAAATCAATGGTTTTGTTTCATCAAATACAAGCGCAAACGGAACACTATCATATAACACCATTGCTGACTCATTACAAGTACTATTAACACTTGGATGCAGTTATGATTCTGCGGTGTGCTCAAATAGAATGCTGTTTGCAGAGGCTTATTGGTATGCATTAGGCATCGAGTTTATGACCGAGCGTTTATATTCGGAAAGAACTAACTTTTACACAACGGTAAAACGTGAGGAGGCAAACGAGTTATTAGCACTTTACACCACACGTTATGAGGAGGCAATTAAAAACGCATTAGGCGGCATCAAATTAGAATGTGATGCATGTTTAGAGTGCAATAGTCAAGTACAAGTGTTTACACAACTACCTTAATGGACATAACATCTAACATACCATTTGTGATTGGCAATATCCTTGCAAAGTTTCGCGAACTTGGAAACCCTGAAACGGTTTCAAGGGCTGCGGCAGTTGCGGTGCTGCCTGAATTGCATTATCGCATTCATACAAGCGGTAAAAAAACGGATGGTAGTAAGATAGGAACGTATAGCAATAGCTATTTAAAGATAAGACAATCACAATACAATCGAACTGCGGATAGTACTGTTATTGCATCGTTGACAAGGCAGTTAGAGGGTGCTTATACATTAAAAGCAACTGAGAAAGGTTACACAATTGATAATTTAGGCAACACAATAGAAAACGATAGTAAAACAAAAACAGAATATTTAACTGAGAAATACGGTGAAATTTGGGCATTGTCAGAACGTGAGCTTGAGATGACTCAAATCGTTGCGCAAGAAACCGCTTTATTAATAATGAACAAATGAATCTTAAGCAAGTAATAACCGAAATTGACAACGCTATTATCGCAGCGTTACCATTAACACCTAACAAGGCGTTTGGACTTGCTGAGTTTTACTACGATGGCGAGAAGCGTTATCCTGGCATTAACATTAATGGCGAAGTAACTAACTGTTTATTGCAAGATCAATACGCAATAAGTTGGTATCATCGTTCGGAGTCATCACGACTAACAGTAATTGAAAACAATTTTGGTGACAAGATGGATAAGGTGGAGGAAACAACACCCGTTACGCTTGTCATTTATGCAAATAAAACATTAACATCGCAAACAATTAAGGACATATTTGTTTCGGCTATTCCCAGTGTGTTAAGTAAATTAGTGTGTGAGAGCATTAACGTATTTGACTGCACATTCGAGTTAACGGAAACCGAAATGAATTCAACTTTAGTGTTTAGAGAGGAATGTTCAATACCCGATGTGAGAGTCGGTCTAAACCATGGACTGCTTGCAGTTCGATACGAAATCAAACAAACATATCGCAGAGGCTGCACAGTCATTTGCGAGTGCTAAAAACAAATAATCATGGCATATTATCCATCGGGTTGTGATGAAAACATTACCGCCCACAGTTGTGGTACCTGCGGCGTTGAGTTATCGCGCGTTAGAGGAACTGCATTTATAAATAAAAGCTATTACCCAACATTATCTACTGACTTCGAAGATGAAGCGTTGTGGAATGCGGGCATAGCATCAGGCGCAATCATTGTTTACCCTGAAACACAAGGCGAATTTGATGGTGGAACACCTAACATGGGCCAAGGTTATGGCGATACTGAAGAGAGTTTAAATTCTTACACTTTCTTATTGTCATTCAAAGACCCTAACTATGTAGGCAATAGAAACCATTACAATAGCGTTAAGGGCTCACGTAATTTTCACGTAGCATTTAGATCAGAAACAGTGCTTGCCATCAGTGATGAGCCTTGCACAATCGTACCAAAGAATCCGATTGCTAACGACTTAAAAGTTGAGCGCACTTGGGATGTAGAAGTTAAGTGGACATCTGACAACTTCCCTGAAGAGTCAGCTATTCCTGCTAACTTGTTTACTTGTTACGTAGTTTAATCATTGGCGGTAACACCCCGTAAGGTGGCCGCCTTTAATACTTTAAAATAATGGCATTCTATCCATCTAATTGTAATACTATTGAAAGTCATTTTGCTTGCGGCTTAAGCGGAAGCGGAGGATGCACAAGCATCGAGCTTGCTCGCGTTCGTTCGGTGGCATTGATACACAAAACATTTTACCAACAGTTAATGACTGACCCCGAATCGACATTGATTTGGCAAACGGGCATCACTGCGGGAATGATTATAGTTTTGCCGCAAACACATGGCGAGTATAACGGTGGAAGTCCTATTGTTGGGCGTGGCTTTGGTTGGAGTGATGAAACATTGATTGCCTATAATTTTGAAGTAAATTATAAAGACCCCGATTACGTTTCTAATTTACCGCATTACAATTCAATTACGGGAAGCCGCAATTTTTACTTAGCATTTTGCTCGGAAACATTGATGCGAATATCACAAAGACCAGGCACATTGATTGCAAGTAATCCCGTTGCAAATTCATTAAAAGATGAGGTAAACTTTGTATTGAATTACAAGTGGATACACGATAAGATGCCATTGGAGTTTAGCATTCCAGATGGTGTATTTGTTTGCGCCCCATCGGTTGTTTATGGTGCAAGTTTTGACAATAGTTTTGATGAATCATTTGATATACCTTAATAATGGCACAAAAGAATAGGGCAAACATGCTCACAGATATTGTAAGCAATATCTATAACAATTTAATAAACTTTATAACGGGGCAAAACGCGCAAGATAGGTTTGTAAACTTACTTGATAGCAGTCCAAATATATTAAGTGATGCAAGTCAAGCAAATGGCTATGTGTCAACCGATGCAAACAATGAAATGTTTTCAAGCTATTACGATGAGGAGATTTCAAGAGCCGATTTGATTTCTGACTTAACTGCTAACTTAGCGGTTGGTGGTAAGTTTTACAGAATAAATGATGCAGTTGGAACAACTATAACATTGTTGGTTACTGCCGAAAGCAATATAAATTTATATCCATTTGGAATAGATGCCACAACGGGCGAAATAGGAACGTATGATATTACTACCGATGTATTTTCTCCTATTGTTAGTAGCGCACAAACATTAGCACAAACATTAATATTAGGCAACACTTCAGGCGCCAACGATATTGAATTCGATGCCACACAAGGTTTGTTATTTGACAACGCATCAAGGTTAAGAGAGGGCACAATTGATGCGGGGCTTGGAGGATTAAAAGGCATTGCTCAGATATGTGGTGCTGGCTATGAGTTAAAGTGGGAGAATGGTAGGTTGTATGTGATGGGCAGTTCGGGAAACACTATTAGACAATCTTTGTATAATTTGACCACAACTCCAACTGTTACAGATGATGACACATTAGGATATTCAGTTGGCTCATTATGGACATTAGATGATGGAACTGTTTATGTTTGCAGCGATGCAACTACGGGAGCTGCGGTGTGGGCAATCGGTGGAATTCCCGACCTACAACAAGTAACGGATGTTAATAATACAACATCAGTAGGTATTACTGTTGATAATGGAACTGAAAGCGTTGTAATTAAGCACAACCAAATAAAAATAGTAAACGCATTAGGAGCAGAAGCAGTAATAGTTTCACCAACACTTGCAACAACAACTAATTTTGAAATCCCAAACAAATTAGGAGGCATAGAAACCTTTGCAATGTTGAGTGATATTACAAGCCTTGTTGCATCAGTTAGTGCAGGCACAAACATATCAGTAACTGGCACAGCAACAAACCCAATAATAAATTCTTTAGCCGATAGATATAAAACCTCATCGGTAACAAGTAATACAATAGGCAACGGAAGCAAAACATTCACAGTTGATGCTAATTTAGCTTACATTCCATTGCAAGAGGTATTGATAGTTTATGACCCATCAAAACACATGCACGGAACGGTTACAAGTTATAGTGGCACTACGCTTGTTGTTGATGTTAAAACGCATACTGGTAGTGGCACTTATACATCGTGGGTTATTAATTTAGATGGTGTTCCAATTGATGCAATAACGGGTGTTGGAACTGCTAACCAAATAGCTTACTTTACAAGCGGTCAAGTGATAGGGTCATTAGATACTGCAACCTATCCAAGTTTAACGGAATTATCAAAAGTTAAAGGTGTAGGTAGTCAAGTTGTAGGAACAACCGACACAAACACACTTACCAACAAGCGCATAACTGCAAGAACTGGCACAACAACAAGTTCGGCAACGCCAACGATTAACACAGACAATGTTGATTATTATTCAATAACCGCTTTAGCAGCAGCAATTACATCATTTACAACTAATTTAAGCGGCACGCCAACAATAGGTCAAACATTGTGGATTTCAATTAAAGACAATGGAACTGCAAGGGCAATAGCGTGGGGCGCAAGTTTTGAAGCATCAACAATAGCATTGCCAACAACAACAGTAATAAGCACAAGGTTAGATGTTGCATTTATTTGGAATGAAGCAACAAGCGTATGGAGGTGCGTTGGTGTAGCATAATGGGACTACCTTCATACATACTACCGATAATGGGAAAGTCAATATATGACTCCGATGCCCAAGCGTTTATTTCAGCAGCAGGCATCACTAACCTTACTCAAAAAAGTGCTATAAATACACTTGTGCTTGCTTTAAAAAGTGCAAGTATTTGGACTAAATTTGTTGCCATTTATCCGATGGTTGGAGGCACAGCAACAACGCATAAATATAATCTTAAAGACCCAAGAGATTTAGACGCTGCGTTTAGATTGTCATTTTTAGGAGGATGGACACATTCATCAACGGGTGCTTTGCCAAATGGAACTACTGGATATGCAGACACATTTATATTTCCCAATGCTTCATTAGGCGCAAACTCTGGACATTTAAGTTACTATTCTCGTACAAATAGTGCGGTTACGAATGAAATCCCAATGGGTGTGACACTTCCATTAGGAGGCACACAATTTTCATTAGTTATAAGAAGAAACACAAATTTAAAATCATTCCGAGCAACAGAAACAACATTGGTTACGGGGTTTGTCAACAGCACATCAACAGATTCAAGAGGTTTAACATCAGGCTCAATAACAGCATCAAATAGCAGGAAGATTTATAAAAATGGAAGTTTGTTAAATACTAATTCAAGCACAATAACTTGGGAAAGGTCAACGGGGAAAATATTTCTTGGTGCGGTAAATGAATCTGGAACAGCTAATTATTTTACAAACAAAGAATGTGCATTTGCAGGAATAGCATCGGGATTAAGCGATGCAGAAGAAAGTAGTTTATACACTGCGGTACAAGCAATGCAAACAAGTTTAAGTAGAAATGTATAAGATGAAACTAACACAACTAACAAAAGAAGAAAAATTGCTTTATGTAGGCTTGCTTACAGAGTTACAAAAAGATGAAATAGTAGGGCAGTTATATGCTCCCGATTCTTATTATAATCCTATTCAAGATATTGACAATAACTGGATAATATCGGTTGAAGAAATTGAACAAACAATAACACCCGAATTTATGTGGGTAAAAGAATTACCTTTGATACCTTATACTCCAAAACAATATAACGAGATTTAAACAATGATACATTCACACCACCCCGACAATAGCATTTTAGTAATAATTACAAGCATAATCATTCAAGCCGGTGTATGGACTTCAGACTGGTTCGGTAATATGAATTTAGTCGGCATTTATGACACGATTTATGACTTCGCCAAGTTAGGGGCATTAGTGGTGTCAATGTGGGCTTCTTATCGTGTTGCCAAGAAAAATAAGAATGACTAACCAAGAAATCGTAGAATTAAAGCCATTGATATTAGTCTTGATTATTTTGTTAGTTTATCTTATTGCGATGTTGTATCAATACCGAGAAATTGCCAAGAATGTGGGAAGACTATTCAAAGGCGGTGTTGTTGCGTTGTTGGTGATGCTGGGCATCATTGATGAGCAAAAATAAAACTTATTTATACATACGAATGCTATACTTAATAGCCTTAATAATGTCGCAATGATACCAGATTGTTTCATTGTCGATAAGCATACAAGTGTGACCCATCATAGATAGATTAAATCTTTCCATGTCAATCGGATATTCTTTCAATAAAGTTTCTATTTCTGCTTTGATAAAGCCATATTCATACTTGGTTTTGTAGGTGTTTACTCTTTCTGCAATGCTCATAATTTAGTCTTTGTTTTCGGGAAAGTATTGCTTTAACTTTTCTGAATAATCCTTAAAAAAAATAAAAATAAATTCAGTTATTTCTAATTTACTTAACAACTCATTGTCATCGGTTAACACAATAACAGTAGTGTCTGTCATCTTTTCTTTTATTAGCGTTTTAGTAGAATAAAAATACTTTATTCTTACCTCTTTAACATCAAAAACAAATACCTCATCATTATATTCGTTGGTAGGAATGTCAATATAATCTAACAAATCTTTGTCGAATTCTTTCTCATAAATACAATGTATGCAGTCCATTATAATGAATGATGTATTATCCATTATCGGTTGAATTAGTGGTTAGTGAGTGATTAATCATTAAAAAATATGTGTTATTCTTGCTATTTGACCATTTTCTTTACAATGTAAAAAACCCTCAACCGCTTTAGGTGCGTGCTGATAACCATTTCTATGATGCCAACTATCTGTTCCACTTGGACTTCTTAAACTTTCAACCGTTACTCCTATAAAATCCTTGCTTGTTTTGTGATGTACGTGATGCGTATAAATATATCTGTGCTTTGTTTCGCCCCATTCTTGACTAAATTCTTGCGCCATCAATAGCGGTAAATCTCCTTGCTTTGCCCCATCTCCATGCGTTGTGCCAATCAAATTATTATGATACTTATAACCTTTTCTATGTGCTATGGTACAATCAAAAGTTATATTCTTACAATCTTTAAAATATGTTTCTACAACTTGGGCCAAAAAGAAACCGTTTGTGTAGTCGTGGTTACTTGGATTAAAAGTAAAGTGAACATCGGCAACACCTATTAATATTTCTAAAACATCAACGTACAACTGTTTGGCAATTAAAAAGTTTGTGTGCCACATTCCATCTGTGTCTTGGGGTGTTCCACTGGTAGTTGTTCTTTTTGGATTGTCAATGTGCAATATATCGTTTCCACCAATAAACAATATCTTATCTATATCAAACGAGCTTACTTTTTGCAGTATTCCTTTTACACCCTCTAAAACTCTTTTAACTGCCACTTGGTTATCGTATGTTTCACCTGATTCAAACGATGTGCATAATTTACCAATGTGAATATCGGCAGGATCCAAAACAAGCAAATAAGAATCATTGCTTTTTACTCTTTCTATTTGTGGGAACTTTGGCACATAAGCTTGTAAGTCTTTTAATAGTGCTTCTTTAAAATGTTCTTGTTCTTTTGCTTCTGGCTTTTTATAATTTGGATTAACAACAAACAAAGATGCTTCCTTGTTTTTTATCCACATATTTTTTGTGGAGGTATTCGGCACATCTAAATTGTTGGTGGCATTATAAATACCCTCGTGTTGGTCAAGTATTCTCTTTTTATGCCGTTCAATATAGCGCCTAAATGACCTTACTTTCGGGTCTTGCTCTCTGGTTGCATTGGTGTTTAATATTTTTGCAACTATTTCGGAGCAAGCCAAACCCTGATGGAGCATTTCAGCTACAATCGAATCATATTTATAAAATTCTGATGTAACTTGTGGCATATGTATATGGTGTTAATCTAACGAAATTGCGTTGTCCTGCAATATCTCAAAGAATTTTTCTTGGAATCGTTCTGCAAGTTCATACTCTTTGTCTGTGAGGTTGCCATTGTACTTGATTTCATCTCTCATAAACTGCTTGAAATCCCAAAGCACACAATACATAGCACTTGCTTTGACTGCCAGTTCAAAATCTCCTTTGTCATCTGGTAGATTAAATTTCAATGTTGCTTCCATTGAGCAAAGATAGTGATTTATTCATACAAAAAACAAAGCCCTCACATTTCTGCAAGGGCTTCTACCTAATAACTAACACTGAACGAGGCAAAGATAGTATATTATTTTAAATGTTCACGAATTCGTGAACAAACTATTTTAATCCCACAACTAACCACAATAAAAACATTGCCCCACCAACACACCACGCAGCTATTTTACCTCTCCTTTGTTGTTTTGTTTCTTGTTTACTGATAACCAACAGAGTGCTATCGGTAACATTCTCCGCCTTGTAGCCAACTATTAAAGAATCCTTAATCGTTGAAGCCGAATCACAAAGTTGAAACGCAGTAAATAACGCTGCATAACTTGAATCCTTTACATTGATAATCTCATCACATAGAACAAACACAGTATCGCACTCTTTTGGTAGCCTATCACGCAGTTTCTTTAATAAAGCTATGTTAGTGTTGCTCAAAGATATTTCACGTTGTCTAATCGAATCTTTTGCGTTGTTTGCAGTTTGTAGTCTTCGGTTGACTGCTTCTAACTGATTCAGCAATATTGCCTGCTCAATGCCGAATTGTTTTTTCATCATTTCCGCTTCTGCTTTGTAGTCGAATGGAATAGTTTTCGGTTTCTCTTTGGCGCAATGGTTAAGACCGATAATTAGCAGTAAGCATAGGATAGCGAATGTGATAAGTTGGTATTGTGTTTTCATATTGTTGTTTTTAGCACCCATCCCCATCAATAACCGCAGTTTTGGTAGGTGTTTCGGTTGTGAATTTAGTTAAGAATTTTGTATTAATCAACAAGAATGTCGCTGCCAAACCACCCCAAAACGCTTGCTTTAAACTGATTAATCCTTGCGTTTCTGCGAGTGCTAACGATGTCTGAATGAATGGTAGCAAAACGTAAATTAAGTAATCTGCAATCTTTTTTAGTTGGCGGTTGTCGGGGCTTCTGTATTTTTGTTTTAGATTCATAGTTGTTTTATTGGATGGTAGTTATAAAGACCTACGTTTAAAAGCATCCAAAAGTTGTTCAGCACACTTTATTTTATAATCCTGATAATCGTTAAACTCTTTTTGTTCAGTAGTTACATAAACAGGCATAATAACATAATAACCATCCTCACTTGGAAAAAATCTAATAGCATCTTCTTCAGTATCGTGTAAATAACGCTCAGATAAAAATTCAACTGAATTTAATCCATCTTTATAATACCTTGCTTCGGTATTAATTTTAAAAATTCCAAATTGTTTTTTCATATTTAATTTATTTCAATTAATTATTTCCCACTCAAACTTCCCCTTAATATTCCATTCAAGCAAGGGCATTATCAAATCGTGTTTATCTTTCCTGCGAAAATAAACGTGGTCAATCTTTCGACCACCGATGACAATGAAATCAATCTTAACAAAGGTTATAACCTCCTTGCCATTAGTGTAGCGTGTTCCTCTTGTCATACTATTGTCATTTTCCAGTTGGTTAATTCATAGTGAGGCATATCCTTGAACGATTTAAAGTTACCGCCCCAAGTCAACTTATTAGATGCCGATTGCAACATCTCCCAAAACTCTTTAAAATGCTTTGCCGAGTAGTCAAGTTCACGTTTGCCAACCTTGACAAATGCTATGTCAAAAGCACGAGATGGATAATAATTATGCGGTGATTGCCCGGCACGAGCGTTAGTTATCTTCGGTCTTTTAGCATAATACACTTCCTGCATTGCATTGTTTCTGTATGTGCATACAATTATAACGTGAACATCGTTGTGAATAGCGTTAAATTGCGCTTCTGCTTTCTTGTAAGCGTTGGCTAATGTTGGGTGTAGTTCCTCAATCAAACGTGATTCAAAGGGCTTGGTTTCATCTCTGGGTTTCATATTGTTTTGTTTATTACAATAGCATTCGTGTATGTCATTCGAGCCATAACACGCACAACTATTTGGTTTCATTAGCTTATTTTTAAATTCATAATCTCAATATCAAAAGGCACTTCTATGCCCTCTACACCATCTTTCTCTGCGTAACTGTTAAGCAGATAACCAATCGGAAACGAACACTTCGGAGCTACTCTAAAAGCATAACCATCGTTAGCCTTACATTCAATGTAATAACCCCAGTGCAATCTAACCTTAACAAGTTCACCGATTTGGTATCTACCTAATCTTTGGATAATGCGCTGCCCTTTGATGTAAGCGTAAAAATACAACACGCAATAGTTTTCCTCTTTTCTGATGCCCAAACGGATGCTATTCCAGTGATGCCAACCTCTGCTGAAGCCTATGACCTTTTGCACACCTTCGGATTTCGCGAAATGAGAAATAATAAATTCGCACGATAGATTTGTTGGTTTATAGAGCAGTTTCATTTTTTCAACCATTGTTGCATAAAGCCAGCACCGCACACCGCGCTTGTTAGCGAGGCGCAAAATGATAAAGTAAAGGTAAGCAACTCGGAATTTCCAAAGAAAACTCCAGTCATTGCGAATTTGATTGCCCAAAAGGACATAAAAAGGGCTGATAATGCCCATAGGATAAGTGATGGTTTTGTTTTCATATTTTAAAAATTTTCGGGGTCTAATTCCTCATTAAGTAATTGTTCTAATTTCGGTGATAAATAAACTGGTGTGTTACCGTTAGTAATGTCCGTTAATACCCAACCGCCTCTGATGTTGTTTTCGCGGTCATCATTTTCGTAATCAAAGTGCAATGTTAATGTTAGTGTTGTTGTCATGTTATTAGTTTTAAATTTTGGCAAAGATAAAGTAAAAATAATTAAATACAAATTTTATTTTTAAAAATATTGTTGTAGGTTTGCGGTCTAATTTAACAACTAACAATTAAACAACTAAACAAATGACACCAGTAAACAACAAATCAATGTTAGCATTTATCTTCTTACAAATGGAGAAGTTAGATAATAATGAAATCGATGTGCAAACTGCATCAGCACAAGCTAATTTAGCAAAACAAGCAAACAATGCTTTAATGTATGAACTAAAGAGAGCAGATATTCAAATGAAATTAACGCAGCACAATGCAGTTTATAAAGATGGTTTAAAATTGCGTGAAGCGGAATCTAAAAACTTTGACAATGCATAATTTATTCTTTAAAAAAATATCGGATAATGAATTTACAATAGGTGGAACTATTGACATTATAGAACGCAAAATTAAATCAGTTGAGGTTGATGGGGAAACTTACACTAAAACTGAAATAATAGATAAAACTATTGATGTTTCTGAATTAGAAAAATATAATTGGCACAAGTATGATATTGAATTTGATTTTTTTAATCTAAAATATGTGTTCAATGAATATCAAGGTTTCACTTACCAATCATTAAGTCAAAAATATTCTAAAATTGGGGTATCATCAAATGAATGTGTTGCAAGGTATGAGATACTATTTAATGAGGGTGTATTGGATAAAAGAATAATTAAAATTTACACATCAAAAGAAAATATTACTCGAGTTTATTTAGATAAATATTTTGATGGGGTATCAATTGACATTTTAGTATTTGATTACGGATTCAACAATAAATTATATTGTACTATAAAATTGATTGACTTTTTTTCAATAGAAGATAAGACAATATTATTAGATTATAGAGAATACAAGTATTTTTTTATGGAAGAATTCAATGTTGATATTGATGAAGAATTAAATGTTATAACTGCAATTAAATTGATAAAGAAATTAATTAAAAACAAAACTAACAACTAACAACATGCAAGCAGTAATAGAAGAAATATCAATAACATACTCACAAGAATGTGATGAATCAAGCCAAGACTGGCAGTCACTTAAAATATTTACAAGCGATAACGGATCGGGTAAATACATAGTTTTTGAAACAGAACGATGGGCTATTGACAGTATTGATGAACTTATAGAAATACTTAACGATTTTAAACTTAAAGCAGGAATATAAACTAACAACTAACAAAATGAAACAACTTATCCAACGCTTACTATTCGGTTACCGAAACAACCCAGCAGCCTACACCCCTAAAGGAGGCGCAAAATTAACGTATAAAGGTGGCAATGCAGAGGCCATACATTCTGCACTTGTATTAATGCAATATAACATTAAACATGCCAAAGGAATCAATTAAGACACGCAATAGAAAAATAAGCCGCTATATTAGTGATGCCTACGTTAACATCATTAGACCTGAAGCAATCGACCCTAAACACTGGGATATGTGGCTGAAACATAATGCAGGATTAACCCAAGTTGAAATCGCTATGTTATTTCACGTAAAGAAGTATGAAGTTGTGCAAATATTGGCAACGGTTGTGGAGCTTTTAAAGTACAAACCAAAAATTATCGAAAAGGAATGGACACAAGAGTTTCGTGTATGGATTGATGGGCAGTTATTTAGAGATAAAATAAGGGCCAAACTACATGCCGCTTATAAGGTGGCTAAAAAAACGAATACAAATCAGTTATTAATAATGTCAGAAGTATGAACATAACCGCAGAGCAACCAAGAATCAAACCAAGCAAGGAACAACTTAAGCAAGAATATAAACAGATGTTAGCACTTGTCGAACACAACGGATCGCGACCCGCGAAATGCAATCCGATAACCGAAGCCGCTAAACAATTTGGGTACACTCGGCCAGGTATTGCTCGGTTAATGAATGGCAAAGTTGACCGTTGGAAGCCACAACATTTCATGATTTATGATTTTCTTAAAGCATATTTAACATAAATTAACACTTTAGTTGAAAATATTATTTTGAGGTAATGAATTTAAGTGTACATTTGCATCAACAAATAACAATTACTAATTTTAAAAACTAACAAAATGAACACTTACAAATTAACATTTAACAACGGAGCAAAATTGCAAACTACAACTAATAATTTAGATCAAGCACATTCTAAAATTGTTTCTTACATTAATAAAAACAATTTAAATAGTTGTGTTATTGTTTGTCCTAATGGTGTTATAAGAACAGTTGTTAAAAACGGAAACTGGCATCATACACATAATGGATTTTTATTTAACTAACAAAACAAAGGGGGCTAAACACCCCCAATTTACTAACCCAATAAAAACAAACTAACATGAACTCAATCAACATCATCACAAAAGTATCAACGCTAACAACGTGGCAAATCGAAAATTCTAAAGAGCGCATTGAATACGAAAGCGACAACGAAACATTCTACGTATGGAATAAAGACAATGAAATAACCGCTTCTATTGACCGTAAAGATGCATTCTGGACAATGCAACTATGTGACCTTGCAGTTAGTAACGACAAGCACGAAATTAACTTACAATTTAACGATTACATCCCGCACACCTCATTTCTTTCAATGGTATTAACCGATTTTTTACACAAAAACAAATAAACAAACAAAATGACAATCAAAGGCACAATTAAGCGCATTGGCGCAACAGTATCAGTTAGTGATGGAAAATTCTCAAAGAGGGAACTTATCTTAACCACAAATGACCAGTATCCGCAAATCGTATCAATTGAACTGCAACAGAAATCCTGCTCACTTGCAGATTCGCTTTCAGTTGGTCAGGACATTGAAGCGCACATCAACATCAGAGGGCGAGAATGGACATCACCGCAAGGTGAAGTAAAGGTGTTCAACACTATTGCTTGTTGGAAGATTGATAGTAATCCATTTACGGAGGCAGCAGCACCAAGTAATAATCAAGAAGTACCATTTTAATAACCCTTAAAAACAAATAACAATGAACACACAAGTTTCAATCGTACAACAATTGCCAATTTCAGAACTTATGAACTTGGCCAAAGCATTCGCAGAAAGTGGAATGTTTTCAGACACAAAATCAGCAGCCCAAGCAATAGTAAAAATACAAGCAGGGCAAGAAATTGGAATTCCTCCTTTCGCTGCTATGACTGGTATCCACATTATTCAAGGAAAGCCGACAATCGGAGCAGGTCTTATTGCATCAAGACTTAAAGGGAGTGGCAAGTATGACTATCGTGTTGTTGAGGCATCAGAAAAGGTTTGCAGCATTGACTTTTATCAAGGTAACACAAAGATAGGTAATAGCACATTTACCATTGAAGATGCGAAAAAAGCACTAACCAAGAATATTGACAAATTTCCAAAGAATATGTTATTCGCAAGGGCTATTAGTAATGGTGTGAAGTGGTATTGTCCGGACATCTTTAGTGGACCAGTGTATGTGCCAGAGGAAATGCAAGTGGTAACTACTGAAGATGCTACCCACATTGAAGTTGACACAACAATTGATGAGATTATCAATGATATTCAAGTGTGTGTTAGTTTAAATGAATTACAAGCTATTTGGAAAGCAGTTCCTAAAGACATTAAACTTGACTTAAGAGTGTTGGCTGCAAAGGATGATATGAAAGCTAAATTAACAACTATTTCATTAACATCTAAAACTGAAGCATAATGAAAACTACAATCTTTCAAATCGAACAAAGCTATAATCAATTAGCAGAAGAACTTATAGAGAATGGGGGTGAGTTAACCCCCTCTCTTGAGGAAGCACTTGCAATTACTGAAGAACAGTTGCAAAACAAATCTGTTGCCTATTCATTTGTAATAAAACAAATGGATGCTGATGTTGACATCATTGAGGCTGAAATAAAGAGGTTGCAGAACTTAAAGAAGCAACGTGAAAAGGCATCTGAATACCTTAAAGACCGCATTAAACACGCAATGGATTTATTTAGCATTGAAGAAATAAAGACACCATTGGTAAAGATTAACTTTCGCAAATCTGAAACAGTTGAGGTTGATGATGTAAACCAACTGCCTGCTGCATACAAGGTGGTCAAAGTTACTGAACAAGCAGATAAGGCAGCTATTAAAGCAGCATTAAAGGATGGTGTTGATGTTGCTGGTTGCAGTATAGCAACACATCGTAATTTGCAGATTAAGTAATTATTACTTATATTTACCAAGTTGTTTCGATTCCACATTATAGAAACATAATAATATTGGCCCGTTTAACCGAGTATAGAAGTGGAATCCTATGCAAAGTTTAGCGGGCTTTTTTAATTCTTATAAGTATGAAAATATTTTTAGTAAAATCCCCAAGCGGGAAAATCCTTCCAACATGGGCCGAAACAATTTATCACGCTATCCAAAAAGCAATGGTTGTCGATGGCTTTAATTACAATCAAACCGAGTACAATAAACTAAACCCTAAAAAAAAATAACATGAAAACAGAAAAAGAATTTGTAAACAAACTTGAATTAAAATTTAAAAAGTATTTTGAAGTTCAAAGAGAAGTAGTAAGCAAGTGCAAGAAAAATAGAATTGATTTGCTTTTAACTATTGATGGCAAATATCACTTTGCAATTGAATGTAAAATACCCGACAAAAAAAGAGGCGAGGAAATAGGCAAGTACATTAAACAAGCCGAAAGATACACAACCGCAGAATGGGAATATAAACCAGGCGAATTTGTTAAAGCTATTGTTTTAATTTGCCCACCTTTATCTTATAGCTATTTTATTTTAAATGAGCAATCAACAATTATTGATGGAGTAGAATTGCACATCGATAGACATGAGGAGCTACATGATCACCATTCTTTTAACGGTTTTCTTGGTGTGTTCAACATTGGTGAAGTGCGAAAGAAACCATTAGGCTATCAGTTTAGTATTAACAATAAACCAGTATTTGAGCATAAGATACATCCAAACGGTATTGATTACACAAATGTTCACATAGCCAATTATGAGTTTATGATGGATAAACTATGCAACCAATAACATTCAACTATTACGAAGCCGATATCAAACGTAGCACTCCATTAGGTAGTGTTACGCTTGAATATCTAATTAATGCGATTAGAACGCCAAAAAAAGATATCCGCAATGTATTTGAGGAGATACGTATTGCTGAAGAAAATAAAGACATGGCCAAAAAGCAAGCATTGAAGTCAAAATTATACTCGTTTACTCCATGTGTTTATGTTGATGGGCCGCGTAAGTATTCTAATATTCAACATTGGACTGGATTGCTTGTTTTGGATTTTGACCATTTGGAAAGCGATGTGGCAGTTGAATTTAAACAATATTTATTTAACGAATATAAATACATTATAACTGCGTGGCTATCGGCTTCAAGGCATGGTGTTCGCGCACTGGTTAAGATACCTATTTGCACTTCGGTTGATGAATTTAAACACTATTATGCAGGCATTGAGCGACACCTCAACTGTTATAATGGGTTTGATACAGCACCAAAGAACTGCATACTACCAATGTTTATCAGTTACGATGCCGACATTCTACACAGAAACGATGCACAAACTTGGTCAACAAAACACATTGAAATTGTAAGGCCTGCGACTAAACAATACATAATTGATGACAAAACATCGGTTATTGAAAAGATAATTGCTAAACGTATTAATACCATAACCGATACTGGACATATTATTTTACGTGCTACCAGTTATTTGCTCGGTGGGTATGTTGGCGCGAATTATATTGATTATAATGATGCCATTTCACTTATCAATAACTTAATTGATTCGCAAAGCTATTTATCTAAAAAGCCAGATGTTTATAAAAAAACTGCCAAAGAAATGGTGGATAAGGGTTTAAATTTTCCTACTTATTTGCAAAATAAATAATTATAAAGTACATTTGCACTATCGGAGTCACGAACCGAAGTAACATAGATTGACATTAAAACATTAGAAGTCCTAATGATTAAGTGTAAGGAGTCAATCCCTTACTTGCTTCGTAAGCAAACTTAATCACTAGGGCTTTTTTATTTTTAAAATTATGAAAAACAAAAAAACAAAACAAGAAAGATTTGATTACTTTGCAGGTTTAGCAATGCAAAGTTTTATTGCAAAAATGGAAGAAAGTTATAAAGATTTTGAAGAACTTGACATAGAAATTATATGTTTTGCTGCAAGAGAATTTGCTCAAGAAATGATAAAACAAATTGATGAAAATGAACAAATTTAAAAAACCCGAAAAGAATTCAATCTACAATCCAATAGATTGGTTTAACGAATTTGGAACGATGCAGCAAATATTTGAGGGCGATAAAAAATGTATTTCGTTTTCAGATACTGAAGCAACTTACCCCGTAAGTGATGCAAGTGATTTGTCTAAAAGCCCTAATTTTATTTTAAATAAAAACGGAAAGATTGACATTAAAAAGTCAAACCCATTTGATTTAGCAACTGGACAAAGCTTTAGTAAATTTATATTGTTGACAACGGTTAAATTTAAAGGCGATTACTTTCAAGCTATGAGTCACGTTTCTTATAATATAATGCAAAACGAAATACCTTATATTCGCGTTGGCTCTGATTATTTTAAAGTAATTAAAAAAGATGACCGCTATTCAGGAACTAATGTTATTTTAAAGTCATGGAAAAAAGATGAAATAAAAGAGGATCATACGAAAAATATACTTTGCAAAATTTATAAGTTTGATGACTTCACAATTATTCCTAATAATGTGACTTTTATTCCATCTAAAAACAATTGTTATAATTTATATGCCAAATTTCCACATACTAAATTTAGTGATACGGTTTACACCGATGACATTAGTGTAACACTTGGTTTATTAAGTCACATCTTTGGCGAGCAATTAGAGTTAGGTTTGAAGTACATGAAGTTACTTTATGAGCATCCTTGTCAAATATTACCAGTGCTTTCTTTAGTTTCAACTGAAAGGGAAACAGGAAAAACTACTTTCTTGAATTATATTCAGATGCTATTTGGCGAAAATTCAACACTTATTAATCCAAGTGACTTAATGAGTAGTTTTAATGATGCCTATGCCACAAAGAATATAATTATGATAGATGAAACGGTAATTGAAAAGCAACACGTTGTTGAAAAACTTAAATCGTTAGCAACTGCAAAAACTATTTCAGTATCACAAAAATTTGTGCAACATTATAGTGTGCCATTCTTTGGTAAAATTATAGTTTGCACAAATAAGGAAACCGATTTTATGCGAATAGATGACGAAGAAATTCGATTTTGGATTAGGAAAATAAACCCAATCGTTGGCAAAAAGAACACCAACATAGAAAACGATTTGTTTAACGAGATTCCTAAATTCCTTAAATATTTAGAACAACTGCCTGAAATTGACTTTTCAAATTCGCGTATGGTATTCACGCAGGAGGAAATACAAACAGAATCGCTGGAACTTATCAAAAAAGAAAGTAAAAACGGATTAAGAAAAGAACTTGAAATATACATTGAATACTTTTTTGATAATAATGATTGTAATGAGTTTGAAGCAACTGCAAAAGATATTAAAGAAAGGTGGTTTGATAAAGAAAGAGAAAAGATGTCTTACATTCTTAAAGTCCTTAAAAATGAAATGAAAATGACACCGCAACCGAATAAGTATTATTTTCCATTTAATAGCAATAATTACCTTGAAAAAAAGAAAGGCACTCCATTTCTATTTGTGAGGGAAAATAACCAATCAGTTGAATATGAATCTTATAGCGATTATGAAAATAAACAACCATTTTAATAGTAAAGTATTTTCTAAAAGTCTTTTCTATATTAAACTATTGATTACTAATTATTTAGAAAAAAATAGAAATAGAAAAGGCATTTGGCAAATTACTACAAAAAATATTATCAAAAATAATAATAGGAATAGTTTTAGCCATTTACCTCTTTCTTTTTTCTATATATATATAAAATATAGTAGTAGTAAGGGTTATAGCTTAGAAAAGACTTAGAAAAGTTATTAGAAAAGACTTAGAAAAAAATTGAGTTTTCTATAAATTATAAATAATATGAAAATTTACACAATCCCCGAATTCGAACTTTATTATCACAACCAATTTAAACGATCTAACATGAATCAAGCGTTTTGGCAAACATTACCGATTGAACGATTTAACCTTAACAAAAAGAAAGTTGTTAAGAAGCGAAAAGCGGAGCTCACGACAAACCATTTGGATTTACCAGTGAACAATGTTGTCCAGCCAAAAGAAACCAAAGATGCTTTTAACACCAATAAGTTTACCGATTTGATTATTGCATATCTTAAAGCAGTACACAGTTGCAATAGTGCAAGGCGAATAAGTAGTGAGGGCAGATATCGAAAAGGGATAGGTTACATTGCAGGTCTTAACAAAGGAATGGAGGATATTCAATGTATTCTTAAAGGAAAACTATTTGCCATCGAAATTAAAAGCCCCAGTGACCGAATGGGAGAAGCACAACTTAAACGCAAAGCAGCAATTGAAGCCGATGGAGGTAATTACATAGTAGCTACATCGTTTGAGCAGATGCAAACTGAATTGATTAACTTATTAAAATAATACTTATCTTTGTGCTATGAAAGCCGATGACAAAACACCGAAAAAACCTCGAGTAAGAATGAACGGACTCGAGACTGGCGTATCATTTACTAAAGATAACCAACCGACACCCGAAGCAAAGAGCAAAGGATGGGAGGCAAGGCGCGCGGAAAGGTTACTAACTCAAAAGATTATCGAAAAGTTAACGGGCTCAAACAACCTTGAGGAGTATGTCGATAGTTTATTTAACAACGCAAAGATGGGCAATGCTAAGGCCATTGACACATTGAATAACGGAATAGAGGAGCAAATAACTAAAACCGAAACGACCATCACCGACACGCGACCACCATCAACGGTTACGATGCCTGATGGAACTAAGATTGAAATTTAATGAATGTCGATTTACAAGCCAACCCAAAGCAATATGACTTTTACATACAAGCGATGGCGGCTGCTCAAGGCGCGACAGAGAAGCGCAACTTGCTTTATGGCGGCGCAATTCGTGGTGGCAAGTCTTTTATTTGTGCCACGATCTGTTTACGTTTGGCATCGATGTATCCAGGCAGTAAGTGGCACGTTATACGTTCCGACTTTCCTAAGTTAGTAAAGACAATTATACCGACATTTGAAAAGATTATCGATGGCTCAACACACTTTAGGTGGTCACGCGATAAGTCAAACTACTTCTTAGAAAATACTAAGACCAAATCAAAGATATTCTTTATGGCTGAAAATATTAGCCATGACCCCGAGTTAAATGCTTTCTTAGGACTTGAAACAAACGGAATATACTTTGAGCAGATTGAAGAGTTGAGTAAGAAGTTATGGAATATCGGCAGCTCACGCGTTGGCTCCTGGTACATTGATAAGATGCCCACACCTTTGATACTTGCAACATTTAACCCAACGCAAACGTGGATTAAGGATGAGATTCATATTCCTTACTTAAAAGGCGAGTTAGGGCCAGAGTTTTACTATCAGTTAGCCTTGCCCGATGACAATGCTTTCGTAACCGAGGAGCAACGCAAGGTATGGTCACGTATGGATGAGCGTTATAAGCGGCAGTTTATCGGTGGCGATTGGACCAACTTCGATATGGATGGCAACCGATGGGCATACGCTTACGATTCGACTAAACACCTTAAGCCCGTTGAACTTAACAAACAACTGCCCATCATACTTAGCTTTGACTTTAACCGAAATCCTATATGTTGTTCAGTGTTGCAAGTAATGCCGCCATCAACGATACGCGTTAAAGAAACGATTAAGTTAGCCAATAGCGACATCTATCAACTTTGTGATGTGATTAAGTCTAAGTATGGCAATGCACTTTACCAAGTAACTGGCGATGCAAGTGGCAAGTCATCGAGTGCATTAGTGCAGGATAACCTCAACTATTATGTTGTTATTCGCCAGAAGTTTAACCTTAGCAACAATCAAATGTTAGTGCCAAGCGTTAACCCATCGTTAGAAGACAACCGAATGTTAGTTAACTCACTTCTTGCGCGTGGCAATGTAGAACTTGACCCACAGTTTACTAAGGGCTTACAATTTGATTTGGAAAACGTTGCGGTGTTGCCCGATGGGACAATAAAGAAAACAGACCGAAACGATCCGACTCAGCAAGCGGATGCATTAGACACATTTCGTTATGCATGTAACACTTATCTAAAAAATTTCATATATTTGTCAAATGTTTAGCGTAATCATTCCAACTATGTGGAGAAGTCCACGCATTATTAAGCTTGTTGAAGACCTATGCAACTGCGAATCCGTTGGCGAGGTAATCATAATTGACAACGACACAACCGAATATAGACCGTTGCCGCTTAACGCTAAGTATGACATACACTTAATGGCTGAAAATATTTACGTAAATCCCGCGTGGAATTACGGAGTTGAGCGCGCTAAGTATGATAACATCTTAATATGCAACGATGACATTAACTTTAATCCTGCATTCTTATCGATATTCGATGATTCATTGCAGCACGTTGGTGTTATCGGTATGGCATTTGAAAACTATCAATTAAAAAAGGATGCTAACATACATTTGAAATCAATGAAGCAACGCCCATACGGATGGGGATGTATGATGTTGATGCATAAATCTAAGTATGTTGCTATACCCGAAGACTTATTGATTGCAAATGGGGATGACTGGTTAGCACAAAATTCAACACCTTACGAGTTGCATGGCTTAAGTATTCAATCCGAGATTAGCACAACTACACAACTGCCTGAATTTGGAATGATTCAGTTGAATGACAATCAAACTTTCTTAACTAAATATAAAAAGTAATGGCACACAGAGAACAAAGAGAATGGTGTGAGCTTGTAAAATACGCGCACGATGAATTTTTTGTCGGAACAAGCGTGTTAGACATCGGCTCACTTGACATTAATGGCAACAACCGTTACCTATTTGAGCAATGCAACTACACTGGTATCGATATCGGCGAGGGCAAGAATGTTGATGTAGTTTGTAGTGGTCACTTGTTTAAGTCTGATGATTTATTCGATGTTGTGATTTCAACTGAGTGCTTTGAGCATGATGAGCATTGGCAACAAACGTTAAAAAATGTGATTAACAACTTACTAAAAGATGGCGGTTTGTTTTTATTTAGTTGTGCGGCGCCAGGAAGACCCGAGCATGGCACAAAGCGCACATCGCCAAAGGATTCACCGTTTACTAATGACTACTATCGCAACTTAAGTGAGGCAGATATTAGAAGTGTGTTAAATTGTGATGAGATATTTTCTAATTATAAATTTAAAACACGTATAGACTTCCCACAAGATTTGTATTTTTACGGAATAAAAAAATGATTGACTTACTAAACATAGCCATTGCGGTCATCATATGGTGGACACGTATGGCACAATATAAAAAATAAAACATGAGCATACTTAATTGCCTAACAAGCTACACCCAAGACATTAGCGGCTGCGCTGAGGTATTAGAATTTAGTTCACCGACATTCACAAACGATACTAACTACGTTATTAAGTTTACCTATTTAAATGGATGGGTATTAAAAAAAGATGTAACAAGCGGCCTATACGATGCAGTCATTGAAATGAACAACAACGGATTCTGGAACATCGGCACTGGCATCGTAAAGGTTGAGATTCTAAATGGCTGCGATGTCACAACCTTTGATATTTGTGGGACAACTTATTCATCGATTACCCTTAACTTCATAAACATAACTGAAGATGATACAACTGCCATTATCCCTTGTCCTTGTCCTGAATAGCTTAGCGTGTTTAGGTGTTCATTGCCTAACGCGTGAGGGTATGTTATTCGAGCAAGCAGCAAACTATATTCGCCTTTATGTTGGCGACTATTGGAGCAAACCGCTATTCGATTGCCCGCCTTGTATGGCATCGGTTTGGGGTTTAATGGGTTGGTTATATTTTGTAACCGACTTACACTTGTTACCTTACTTACTTATACTATGTGGCCTTAACGCGTTAACATCTAAAATGTATTATCATGGAGATTGAAGATGCACATAAGTTTCTACTATCACTTGGCTACACTTACACTGGTCAAACGTGCGGATGTGGAGGCAGTGCAAAGAAGCGCACGTATAACAAAACAGACAATAAAGTAATAATTAATCTAAGAACTAAACAATACACTCACAACAATGAACTTCCGAAACCTATTCAAGAACTTACCACCAACTTATAAATCTGAATTCCCGCTTGAATTCGCGTTTAAGTGTGGAGGCGTGGACTACTTTGAGTTTGTCGATAAAAACAACCTACCTTATGAGCGTGGGTTAGAAGCGTTAACATTCTACCAAGAAATGCAAAACGGAGTCACAAACGATTACATTAAGAATTACAACGCAGCAATGAGCAAGTTGTTAAGTGATCCAAAGAAAATTAACCTCAACGAAATAATCAAACTGCAAATGCGATTTGAGGAGCGTTGTAACTTCATTATAAGCAAGGATATAATATATAAGGTTGCTTCGGTTGCATTTGTGGATAAAAGTGAGCCATTGACACGTTATGACTTTAAGGCTAACGAAAAAAAGATTAAGAACTGGAAAGAAAACGCGGGCGATAGTTTTTTTTTGTCAATGCCAATAAAGAAATTAGTGCCGTTTTTAGCGAAGTCAGGCGACACTTCCCTGACGTATTTGGCGATAGTGGAAAAAGTCGAGCAGATTCAACGGGATATTCTTTCGTTACAGACATTAGGGATGGAATTGCAAGCCGAGAAAGATTAAAGATTACCGTATTAAAATATTTACCCGCGAATTATCAAATTAATTTACTAAATTTGTGGGATTTCTTTTTCTTTGCTAATGAGGCAAAGAAGCCACAACCAAAAACGCCTAAAAAGTAATGGCAGTTGGAAAATGTAATAATTAAATTCGTTGCAGACACATCAGGACTTGAGCCTGCTATAAAGCAACTTGAATTACTTGGTAAGATAAGCAAAGATGATGCGGCCGCGTTTGCGCAAGTAAACAATGAGCAAAAGGAATTTATCCAAAACTTAAATAAATCCACAACCGAAATGGGCAAATTGTCCAACGAGGTCGATGGGCTTATGGCCGAGATTCAAGCGGGTGTGATGGAAGGATTTGCCGACCATTTAGCTGAGGTAACGAAAGAAACCAAGCAAGCGGGTGGTGGCTTTAAGTCAATGAAGCAGGAGTTGAAAGAATTAAAGGCGCAGATTAGTAGTGGGTCATTAGGCGAAAAGGAATTAAGAGAAGCCACAAAACGCGCCGCAGAGTTAACCGATACGATCGGCGATGTTAACGATAAGGTTAAGGCATTAGCGAGCGACACAAAGCGAATTGATGCGGTTGTGACTGCATTTAGAGGAATAGCGGCAGCGGCTTCAGTTGCTGCGGGTGCTGCATCATTGTTTGGAAGTGAGAACGAGAAGTTAACGAAAACATTAGCGCAAGCCCAAGGCGCAATGGCATTGTTGCAAGGTGTTCAAGAATTAGCAAACATAGCCACAACTGAGGGGGCCTTAAGAACGTATGTGTTGGATGGGGCACAAAAGGCGGTGACTGTTAGTGCAAGAGTAATGGGTACAAGCATAGCTACTGCATCTGCGGTTGCAACTGCTGGATTAACTTTATTGATTGCGGGTATAGCTTATTTGGTTACCGAAATGATATTTGCAGAAGATGAAACCGCAAAGTTAGAAAAAAAACTTGCTACACTTGGCGCTAACAATGAATTGATTGAAAAGAATAATAAAATACGTGCTGAATTAATTAAAGATGCACGTGAGCGTGAATTGGCATTATTAAGGCAATCATACGAAAAGGAAAAATCGGATTTGATGACAAGTAAAGCCGATGGAGCAGTTATTGAAGAAAACACTATTTTATTATTTAAGAAATTTAAACAAGAAGAGGCTGATATAAATGATAAGTACAATAAACAAAAAGCCGATGCAGATAAAGCAGCCCGCGAAAAGGCAGCACAAGATAAAAAGATTTCTGATAATAAAGCATTGCAAGATTTAAAGGCAGCTAACGATAAATCACTACAAGATAGATTGCGACAAATACGTGAAGAAATGGCGGCTAATCAATTAGCAATTGAGTCTTCCACATCAATTACAGAACAAGCGGCTTACTTTGAAAAATTAACTCAATTAAAGAAAGAACAATTTTTTTTAACTCAAGATTTTACTGATAGCGAATTAATTTTAAAGTATGACCAATTTGACAAAGAATATGATGCATTTGTTAGAATGTTGGTGGATAAAAAATACGCGCAAGATGACTATTACGATGCAGATTTAGAAGCATGGGCAGCAGCCGCACAAAAAAAACAAGATGATGAAAAAGCGGCAGCAGCAAAAACAGCAGCCGAAGACAAACTAAGGAGAGAACAAGCAATAAAGGAATATACTCAATTAGCAATTTCCTCAGCACAAACTCTTTCCGACACCATCTTCACTATCAACCAACAAAATAGAGATGCCGAAACCGCATCGATATTAGAATCACTTAGTGAGCGTAAAGATGCTGAGTTGGCAAACAAGAATCTAACAGATGCACAACGCTTACAGATTGAGGAGAGATACGCACAACAAGAAGCACAAATAAAACAACGCGCTTGGGAGGCACAAAAACAAGCCGATTTAGCACAAGCAATTATCAATACTGCATTAGCAGTTACCAAGGCATTTGCAACAGTTCCACCGCCTGCAAACATATTTGCTGCGGCTGCCGCTGGGGTTGCAGGAGCGGCACAAATAGCCATCATTAGTTCTACACAACCGCCAAAGTTTGCCGATGGTGGTATGGTAGGAGGTCAATTGCATTCAAGCGGAGGCACATTGATTGAGGCTGAGCGAGGCGAATACGTAATCAATAGACAATCTACATCCGACTATTTACCATCTTTAAAAGTGCTTAATAGCGGCGAAGTTGAGCCTACATTCGCAAACAATATCTTAACTGCATTAGCCAACGGAACATTCGACCTTGCGGCACAATTTCAAACTAAACAGAGTGCAAGTAGTGATGGCATTAACTACGATAAGTTAGACCGAATTATGGCCAAGCACAAATCGAATTTGAATGTCAATATTGATGAGCAAGGATTAACAACTTTTTTATTGAAAGAAAATAGCCGCGTTGAATTTAGAAACAAAAAAATGAGATACAGAGCATGAATTGGAAGTTCACATTAATAGACAGTTCAAGTGTTTCAACCGTTGTTGAATCGCCAGTAGGTTGGAATGGTATTGGTGGCAACTTAACGCGTAACATTGTGCATCATGGCATCAATATAAACATCTCAACTGATTCATTTGAATGGGTTGGTGAGGCTTACGATTTGCTTTATACCGAGTATCAAACCAATGGCGCTAACGGTCAATACCAAGTGCAAATCGATTACGAATGTGCCGATGGCGATGGCTATACAAACTATTTTATTGGTGCATTTGATTTCAATACATTTGAAAGACAATGTGCCGATTATTGCTTCATTAAGTTAAGCGTTACCGCATCGAAGTGCACCGATGTGTTTATGAGTAGAATGGGTCAAGATGTTGACATTGAGGCAACAACTAACTTTGATGGGCAAGCGATTACACCACCATTGTTGAGGGTATTAAACATTGAGGGGCAAGATATATTGTTGCAAGATAAGGCAAACAATACTGGCCAAACGCATTCGGGTTTTTTTAATACAGTTTCAACGGGCAATAAGTTTATAGATATACCAGTTTACTTACCTAACAATATTATAAATGAATTTTATTTATTTAATATTAATAATGTAAGTGCAAATTATGTAGCAAAAGCGGGAGGCGATGATAACTTAGCATTCCCAATGGATTTAATTGATTGGGTAAAACATGGTCAGTTTTTATACATTACTGGCTTTGACAAAAACGATGTTGAAAATTGCGTTAATGGAAATGAGTTTGTTGTAAATTGGAATGCAAAAGGTACATTTACATTAACACCATCGTATAATGGAAACTTTTCAGTTATATTACGTGTTAACAAAAGAAATCCATTTACTGGAGCATTAGTTGATTTAGGAACTACTACAATAGCATCAGGCATTACATTAACAAATGGTGTGCCTGCGAGCTTTACATTTGATGAGGGGTTAACGAACAGCACAGTAATTTTATATGACAATGAATATTTGTTTTTTTACTATCACATAGAAATTTTTAAGTCAACTGGTGGAGGTATAGGTGTTAATGACCCAACTGATTTTCAAATTGTATACGAAAATGATACCTACTTTGAGCAAAAAATAGGCTCAGCATGCGAGCCATCAGTTGCCACATCAGTTTATTTGCCAGAGTTGTTAAAGTTTTTACCAACTGCATACATGGATGAGGATTGCCCATCCGTAGTTATGGAAGAGGAGTTAAATCAATGTTTAGACTTTTATCAAATAACTAAGGGCTCATTTATTCGCCAAGTAACCGAGCCAAGTGTTCCAAAATTATTTACATCATACGAATATTTATTTGAGCAATGTCGCAAAATATTTAACATCGGTTGGGGGTTTGACAACAACGAAACTGAATTAAAGATTGCACGTATTGAAGAGTTTTATAAGTCAACAATAGTTGTCGATGTCGGTTTGGTTGACAAAGCTATATTCACAACCGCAAAAGATTTGATTTACGGAACTATTAACGTAGGTTATAACAAGTGGGAAGCCGAAGAGTATAACGGGCTTGATGAGATGAATACCGAGCGACAATATCGCAGAAACATCGACTCAAACCCAACTGAGTTAGACTTAATGTCTGACCTTATAAGTGCAGGATATACGATTGAAATAACACGCAGAAAAAACCAAGCAATAACGGGCACAAGTGATTGGCGTTATGATGATGACTTGTTTATTGTGCACGCTATTGTTGAGGATGCTAACTTATATGCTTA